AAGAGTATCGGCGCTTAAAGCGGTATATCCTATAGCTACGTTGTAATCTGCATCAGTCAGTGCATCACCTGCAAGACCACCAATGAGGGTATTTTCAATGCCTGTGGTTATTGACCCACCTGCAACATCTCCGATTGCTACGTTGTAAGCATTTGTTGATGATGTAAAGTTTTGTTGGCCTAAAGCATAATACCCTACAGCAACAGACCTGTTACCTTTTGTGTTTGCCCCAAGCGAGTCATATCCTACAGCTACATTAAAATCAGCATCTGTGAGAGAATCCCCTGCTATACCACCTATGAGCGTATTGTATTGGCCTGTGGTTACTGCTAGACCTGCACGGAATCCGACTGCGGTGTTATAAGCATCAGCCCCTGCGTTTAATACTTTCAAGGTTTCATGACCAACAGCAGTGTTAAAACCGTGGGCATCTTCAGTTGCTAAAGCAGAAAAACCTATTGCGACATTAGCATCACCCGTAGTAATCGCAGTACCCGCTTCATCGCCCACGACAACATTATATGTACTACCGCTTGCAATGCTGTTACCTGCGTTGACACCTGCAATAAAGTTGTTAGTGCCAGAGGTGTTGGTAGACATGCCGTCACTTACGACTGTGCCAGTAACGTCTATGCCTTCTTCTTTTATACGAAGACGCTCAGTTAAGCTGCCAGTTGATTCGCTCGTTTTAAATACCATCTCCCCACTCACGGGAGAAGCAGCAGGCTGTACAGTGGCTATCGTGGACTTGATTGCGTTGCCGCCACCACTGTCATCGCCTGAGTAAAACTCAATAAGTCCTAAATTGTCGCCAGCGCTTATTGCATTAGAGTTGTTCGACAGCTTTAGAACAGGGGCAGTAGTCGCGCTATTAAGAGTCACATTAGATGTAACGTCTATGCCTGTTGCAGTTGTCTGGAAAACATTTGTGTTATTGTAAAACAAATTCACAGCGCCGTCCGGCACCATATCTGCCATCGTCTCGCCGGTGTATTTGTCAAATGTTATTCTGCTGCCTCTGATATAAAGTCTATTTGCTCCAGAGTCATCAATATAACTATTAGACCCATCATGATAAATCTGTAAATCACTGCCAGCGCCGAAGATGGCTTTTGAGTTATCAGCAAAGGTAATGTCATCACCTGTAGAAACAGAAATATCTGTGCCGCCTGTTGTATTGCCAGCAGCAAGAATCTCAGCAAGCGTATCTGAAGCTCCAACTTGGGCGTCTACATATGCTTTTATGGACTGCTGAGTGGCTAGGGATGTGGCGCTGTTAGACGCCATGTTGTCTTCGTCTAGTACCGCCGTAACTGTAGTGCTAGTACCTAATTGTAAAGAAGTGGTGCTAGTTACTGCTTCAACTACATTAGTTCCATCACAGAACAAGAACATAGTACGACCATTAGGTACAAGGATACCCGAACCGCTAGATGTTTTTAGAGTTACATTCTCGCCTGATGCATTCTTTGCTATGTATATTTTAGAGAGGGCTGGACATACAACTGTACCAGCGGCTGACAGGCTTGATCCTGTATCCGTAAACTCTAACATCGCGCAGCGGGATTCAGCGGTTGTGCCGTTAGCTGTTGTAAGTGTATGAGAGTTACTTGACCACGTGTTGACTACTGCACGCCCTGCTATGGCCTGTTCTACCATAGAAGTTATATTGTCGTTTACTACATCTCCCCAAGTACCACTAAGTTCGCCCTGTACTGGGAGCGCGAGTTTTAGTATCGAAGTATATTGCGTTGTCATTTGTAAAACCTCATGCGGCTATTCTGTCCCAGTTAGGGTCTTGTGTAGTTGTTGCTTCACTCCACGTTGGAGTTTGGCTATCGTTTATTTCCTGCCAGTTAGGAGCTTGTGTGTCTGTTACTCCGTTCCATGTTGGAGTCTGACCATCATTTATGGCTTGCCAGTTGGGGTCTTGGTTATCATCAACCTCCCCCCATATGTTTACTGTACCTATGTATCCTACAGCAGATACTCCAATTACGGAAACATCTGCGTCAGCAGTAGCTACTACCGTACCTAGTTCGGCGTCTGCCTCTAACCCAGTAACTGGTATGGTTATACCTAACGCAAAAGTAACATTACCTAATTGGGCTGCTCCTACTACCCCTGTTACTAGGGTGTTTGCTTCTGCATCTACTGTAACTGTGCCGACTGAACCTGTAGCTACTACACTCGTTACCGGAGCGTTTGCCTCTGCATCTACTGTAACAGTACCTAGTTGAGCTGCCCCTACTACACCTGTTACTGAGACGTTTGCTATGCCTGTGGCTGTTAATGTACCTACCGCTCCCTCGGCCTCTACGCCTGTTGCGGATATATCAGCTTCTGCATCTACTGTAACTGTACCAACTGCGGCGGCTCCAGCTACGCTAGTAACCATAACGTCTGATTCGGCATCAATTGTAGCTGTGCCGATACCTCCCGCAGCGTCTACGCCCGTTACAGAAGTATTTGCTGCTGCGTCAACCGCTACAGAGCCAATAACTCCTTCCGCAGCAATACCGTCAATCGATACTATAGTTAGGTCAGTACCCCAAGCCGTTTGGCCCCAAGCACCGCTACCCCAACCTACATACTCAACAGAAGACGGCATTTAACCACCCTATGGAGTAGCAATACGTACGATAGCATTTGTAGCATCTGCTGCCGGAAACTGTACAGTAAAATCACCCGCTGTAGACGTTTTATCCCCGCCAAAATCAAGCACCGCAACCGCTGGGTTGCTACCTCCCGACTTGTATATTAGAGCGCCACGAGCCGTAATAGTAGCATCCGTCCACGTAGTATCCGCAAAGTCTAAAAATGCTGTAGTGCCCGACGCCGCAGGGTTAGCAGAAATAGTAAGTGTATTTCCTCCCGCAGTGTAATTTGTACCTGATACTTCATTAGTAGTAGCGTACGCTGTAGTGGCAGCACTTAGAGTTGCACTAGACGTATACAACGCTATTTTAAAAGTCTGTCCAGTGTTGCTACTAAAGTCCATCTCTCCATCTAAAAGAGCGATTTTAAAAGAAGTACACATCGCTTGTGAAATTGCCATTTTTTAGTTCCTCAACTAACTGGTGTTCTGAACTGTCCAGAACGGTATGTATCTTCTCGTAACTTACCGTCACCAAGATTCTTTAATAATCCCATAGACAAAACAAACATTTTCTCGTAGTTGGCTACAATGTCTGGCTCGCCCTTCATAAACCGTATTGCTTCTATCAGCGCCCCGTTCAACAGTGCGGAGTCAAATTCATCTCCTAGCCACGTAGTACCTGCGGTAACTATAGACTGGGGGTAATACCCGTAATGAAGCTCCATACTATATGCAGCGTTGGGAGTTGGCCCTACTATAAAGGAGTCATCATCAAAATACGCGTAGTGTTTTGGTAGCCCAGTAGCTGTATTGTTGGGGTAGGCTTCACGTATAAAATTAACGTCTTTGTTTAGAAGAAACGTGTAGTTACCACTACCGTCTATAACCGCTAAAGAGTACGACCACAAAAAGTCAGTGGGCATACCTAGGTACTGATTCCCGTTAGATAGCGTACCTGTAACATTCTTACGCAACGCGGGTATCTGAACTGAGTTATATATCTTCTGCTCGGCCTGTTCCGTAAACATAGCAAGCTGGTCATCTGTAAATGAGTTCTCACAAATGTCTTGGATATTAGCTTTCAGTTCTGTGTAGTTCATAGCCTATGCCATCGGGCCACGGGCATATAACCCTTTAGTTGCTGCCCCAGTACCACGAACTTTGACTTTACCGCCTTTAGAGTAAGCACTAGTCATAGACTTGCCAGTTTTCTTGGCCTCTTTCTTGGCAGCTTTTTTACCTGCGTCTGTATACGCAAACTCTTTATTTCCTACTTTTGGCATCTTACTGCTCCTATTAAGTTATTACTGTAACTTGCCCTATACCGCCAGTCATAATTAGCGCATTGGGTGTTAGATTGTAAGGATCAAACCCGCCACCTACAGGACTCCAACCCCACTGGGTGTCTCTGCTGCTGTAACTTCCTGCCTCACCTAAACTAGTGTCAGGTCGTGGGCCACGTAATGCTTGCGGGTCGTTTACTGGAAACTCACCTAGTCTATTTTGGGGCTGGTCTTCATCCCAACACTCAGGACACGCTTTTATATTAGTGTCTCTATCTTTAACTATAAGGCTCTTTAGCTCTTTTAGTTTGTACTGCCATCCACACACATCGCAGTAGGCTATGGCTATCTTATTAGAGGCAAATTGATTAGCCATGTTTATACGTACCCTATGCGGGGGGTAAACCTAGCTGAGGTCTTCTCCCTGTCTTCTCCTGCGGCTAGTTCAAACTGCTCATCATACACAGCTTTTAGCATGGGGACTCTATCAACCATTTCCGGTATCTTCATAGATATGTAATAAGCTAACCCTGCCACCAAGCAAGGGAAGAATCTAAAATTCATGTCCGCAGTTTGTATGCCGCTACCTGCGTCTTCTATTCTACGCATACGCCAGTAGTATAAAACGTAGTCGTTAGTATCGGGTATAGGCCACAGGTTAACTTTAGGAGCGTCGCGTAAACGCTCGATGTACATCTGTATGGGCCTACCTTGTGTTAACTTGTTAGGAATAGACGCGTAAGTACTCACACTAATACGACTTAGGGTGAGGTCAGATTGGGTTGCTGCGTTGCCGCTGCCGGTGCGTATTTGTTGTTCTAGCAGGTCTATAGTGTCTGCGGGTAGGTCATACTGCGTCTGCCCTTTAACTAAATTAACAGTGCCACTATCTATAGTCCACATGTTAATACCACGGTTCTGCCACTCAATGGTAAGTAGGTTCATAGAACGTCGAGCCGTGCGGAGATCATACCCAGAGCGCATCTCACGTCCAGCACGTTCAAACGCTTCTTCAGCGATCTCTGTGAAGTCCATATTGAACGTGGAAGTGCCTGATGTAGCCATTACTTGTTTCTCCGTTTAGTGGCTGATACTCTTCTAGGCTTACCTGCCGGTTGCCCTAACCTCTTTTTCTCAGCTACTTTCTTTTTCTTCTCGGCGCTAGACATCTCGCCAGAAGTCTTAGGAGTCTTCTCAGATACCCGTTTAGAGGGCCTACAATACGGGGTACCACGTCCATCTCCTTTTTTACGGCCACAAGCCTTACCAGTTTTAACGTCTTTCCAATCTTCTTGGAACCACCGTTTTAGAGACGCGCCTTTTTCTGTCTTGCGTATCTTACCACCAGACTTGTAGTACGCTCGCATTACTTACCAGCCTTTTTCTTCCGGCATTTAGCAATAGCCCCCGACGCGTAAGCTGACGGAAACACTTTATATTGCTTTTTTACTTTGGTGTAGCAGGCGTCTTTTACTGTACCGCCTTTTTTATAGCCACAACCACAGCTACTTTGCTTGTAATACCTACGCATCAAGCGCCCTTCATTTTAACCATTTTGCACTTACGTACAGCCCCACCGCGAGCCATACCACAGCCACGAACCTTGCCGCCTTTTTTCATACGGGGCATACCTTCGTTGCTTTCACCCATACTAGGACGTTTCTTCTTTACAGGCATTGGGCTAGACTCGGAATCGCCCATCATCTGCATAATTTTGTCTTTATTCATCTTCTTCATCTAGATCACCACCTTAATTAGCATTTCCAACGTTTCCTAGCTTGCCGTAGCCTTGAATTAGGGTCTTTAGCCGCTTTAGGAAATTTCTTCATTTGTCCAGCAGAACGAGCACAGTAAGACTTACGCCTACCTGCTCTCTTACCTGTTGGTTTGTCTTCGGTAACCGCAGTCTTTAATTTAGAGCCGGGGTTATTCCTTCTATACTTAGCTACCCCCTTTGCGGTCATGCCAGCACCGGACTTAGTGGGTCGTTTATCGCCGCTCTTCTGGCTCATACCCTTCATACCGGTGCTTTTACGTACTGATCCGCCTTTGGCATAATAACTACGCATCACTGCATCACTCTATAAGTAGGGTCATTGTGTTCCCCGTGCCAGTAAAGGCAGAAACAAAACAACCGTCACTAGCGAGGATACCATCATTTGGGATATACACGTCATTCCAACCAGTAGGCAGGGTTAACTGAAGTATTATTTCTCCCGTGGCGCTCCCACTACGGATAGTAAATGCGGCTGCGGCTGCGGCGTTGACTAGAACACCTTGCAGCCTACCGCGTGATGGGCCTACAAGTGCAGCACTATCACTTGCCGCAAAGTTATAAGCTCGTACTTCTTGACCGGCCATAATCTATTCCTTACGGTTGAATTGCAGTATTAAACGCCTGTGCATACATTACAGTAATGACCGCACTACCGGCAGTAGTAGCCGCTGAAGAAGTTACAGTAAGACGCAAATCAGAAGAACCAGTATCTTTCCACGCTAACGTTCCACCACCTTGGGTAGTAACAGTCTTTAGACCAGCAGTAGTGCCAGAAGCTAGAGTATTAAGAAACGTAGCTGCACCGCCACCTGACTGTCCAACACTGATGTTGGTAGTAGCATTAGCTGCCACTTCTAGGTCAACTAGGATGTTAACTATCTTAGAGTTTGCGGGGATAACGATATCAGTGGCTACAGCGGCTAGTGCGCCACCGGACAAGTCAGCTACGTACTGCTGAGTCATTACAACATAGCCAACGTTTGCTACGTCAGTACCTACGGTTGTACCGTTAGTATTACGGATGTTACCTGCCCGAATAGGGCCAGAGAAAGTAGTATTCGCCATTAGAGGATTCTCACATGTGAGTTAAGGCAAATCTGTCTACATGTCGTCAGTCGGGTCTGTCAGATTCACCGGATTGTTTCCCGATGTAAGATAACTTATCACAGTGTGTGTCTTTTAGTCAAACATAAAAAAAGGGGCCGAGGCCCCCTTTAGTGCAACATGTTACGCCCCCGGAGAGCCGTATATGCCTAGTGGATCGGAAACACCAAACGAGTAGCGTTCACGAGCCTTATATCGGCTGTTGCCGGTATCAAAGTCAGCATCCATAGAAGTAGCCATTGGGCTACGAACGAAGTGCTTCAAACCGTTAGGTACGTCAGTCATCATAAACCAAGCATCGGTGTCAGTCAGGTAGTGATTGACCGCATATCCGCCGGGTACTGCGCCGTTAGACATAATGGCGTTGATGTCATTATCAGCCGTTCCTACACGACCCTCAGTCTCAAGCAAACGAGTTGCAACAAACTGTAGAGCAGGTGGGATAACTAGCTTCTTAGGCTTGGCCGCGATCAAAAGACCACGCTCATCGGTATAGCCAGCAATCTGAATGATAGCTGCTTCCAGAGAAGTTTCGTTAAGATCAGCCGCAACCGCAGGTCGGTTGGAGTTAGTGCCACCAGAAACAAGTGGGTGCGCTGTTGAACACAGAGATTGCCCGTCACCGTAAGTGGTGCCAGCAGCAAAAGCATTGTTCAGGATATCTGACGCTTTAACTTGCTTAGTGTATGCCATAGCGCGAGCCAGTGCTTTAGTGTAACGAGATGACAAAGAGTCATACAAGTTATCTTCGATGGCTTCTTCAGTAATACTAAAGCCCATCGCCACAGTCTCGTGCGTATAACGTGCGCTCCATGCTTCCTGCGCGTTGTCATACTCAATTGCAGAACCTTCCGCCTTAGTTGGGGCAGAGCCAAAACCAGACAGTTTAGTTTCTTCTTCAAAAGAACGGTCAGAGGTTTCAGTCTCGAAAATCTCTTTATGCTCTTCACCATATTTCGCGTACTCTAGACCAAACAATGCATTCAGTCCGGGTAACAGCTCTTTAAGTAATTGACTTCTTGAAATAGCCATCTAGTTATTCTCCCACGATGCCGGTACCCATTTGATGGTACGGTAGGTTAAATTTAACCAAGACATCAGTCTTAGCGTCACCAATGGCAGAACCGGGCTTAGTTACAAAACCGATTACTTTAAACGCTTTAGTTGCAGTAGCAGTAGTAGCGTCCAACGCAACGTTGGATTTACCAGTGGAGGTGTTTACAGAAGTAGTTGCATTCTGAGCACCAGTCAAAGGGGCATTGTGACCAAGAGCAGTCTGAGCGATAGCGCCGTCAGCTTGTACTTGGAAAGTTACACCCGGATCAGTTACCACGTAAGCAGTAGCATTAGCAGTGCCTGATGGGTAGTACTGAGCAAAGATCAACTGACCTTCAGCATTAATGTATTCACAACCAACGAACACACCCAAAGCACCAATACTGCTGCCGCCAAGGTTGTTAGTAGTTGCGTCTGCACCAGTGCCAGAAGCTAGTTGGACGTATCCTGCGTTTAGTTCAACAATAGAACCATAGCCAATGTTTTGAGCTACGCCAGCAGGAGTAATAAGAAAAGCGTCACGGGCACCAGCATATGGTGTTCCGTCAGCTTTACGTACGGGAACAAACCCGTATGGAGAGGCTGTACTTGCCATTTATTTCACCTATTAAATTGATTTAAGTTCCGTTACCAAAGGTAACTTTTGACCTACGGTCGTTAAACAACGGCATCCGTGGGTCATTCTCTCGCATTAGGCTGTTGTCTACTGACTGCATCTGCGCTTTACTTTGGTCACTGTAATAAGTATTGCGTTCGTCAACCATTTCAACGGGGGCTTTACATAGCATTAGTCCACCGATTATCAAGTTATCCTTGAACTTTTCGTTCTCTATAGACACAAGAGTAATCTCTGGGTGGTCTGACGCTTTTACTGGCTCCCAACCTTCGCGTAATTTTGATGATACGTTAGTGGCGTCAACAGTGCCTTGCGTGCTCACCCGAATCCAGCGAAATGCATAGCCCGGCTCAGGATTAGGAGAAGGCAATACTTCTGGTCTAGTCCAAGCCGCTTTGCGGGCCGTTTTTTCACGGGTAGTGTCTTCACGCTTAATTTTGTTTTCAGCCATCATACTTTCCTCATCTCTTCTGCAACCTTTTTGGCGTA